GGATACGGGTATAATTGCGGATGCTTGGGCTCGTACTCATCCTTGCCCACCAGCAGGCCATTCCACTCTTTTCGCATGTCCTGATAGCGATAGCGCTGACCAGAGCGATCCGAAATAGCGTAAGAGTTTTTTCCTGTGGCGAACTTAGGCATAACTGCTACCTAAGATACTGGTAAGCAGGTTCAATAGTGAACGAGGCCCGGTCCCGGTCTTCCTGAATGGCCCGCTCCATCTCTTCCTCGTATACGGCCTTCAAAAGCTGCACACGCTGCGGAGAGCGCTTAATAGCGATGTAGTAAGCCAGCCCGGCTGCAAGGCACGGGTAAAAACGGAAGGGCACGTCAAGCGTATTGGTAAACGTGTCCGCGTCATCCATACGCGTCAGGGCGTCATAGTAGAGAACGTCGGTGCTGTTCTCTGGGATCGGCCAAATCTTGAGATTAGGGTTGATCTGACGGTCCAAGAAAAACTGTGACGGGCGACCCTGAGTCGTCTTTGTCGGAATAGTCAGGTACTCTTCCCGGCTAAGACGGTCCAAGGAGTAGTCTGTGCCGTCGCGGCGGACAACAACGGACAAGATATCGATGACATCCGTCCCAATCGTGTATTCGCCGTCGCCCTGAGTGAGGGCCTGAGAGCGCTGCGCGATGGTCCACTGGTTCAGTCCGCGGTTAGCCCACTCGGCCAGCATAAGGTTAAGCGAACGCTTTGCGGTCTTGAGATCGTACCCAGTACGAACTTCAAGGCCACAGCGCTCAAAGGCTTCTTCGATGTAGTCAGATACATCGAGTTCGAAGTCGGTGCTCCCCGAGACCGCCATCAGCTAGTTCACTTTCCTTTTTTGACCATGCCGCCGCCACGCATCTTCTTGACCATGCCGCCGCCACGCATCTTCTTGACCATACCACCACCGCGCATCTTCTTGACGTAGCCACCGTTGCCAAGCCGAACTGCGGGCTTACTTGGTTTCATAGCCATTTTAATCTCCTATCAAACGCCGATACAGACGTTCTCGTCGCGCATAAATATCCGAAGCATTTGTTTCTGCTTCATAACCGTCATAGTACCCTTTTTCTTTCAGCTTGTCTGCCGCTTCTTGGAGCTTTGAAAGCCTCTGGATAAAGGTAATGGCGTACTCTTCCTCTACCAAGGGATGGAAAGTACCACTATCAAGCTGTTCGTCTGGGTCGTCGGAAGGATGGAAACCCATAACCCACATATCTCGATCAATGAAAAACCCCTCCGAAATGGCGTCGTTCAGGTCGTCCAAGTACTGGTGGTACTCATCCGGGTCTTCCCGAAACACCGTTTCTACCAGCATCACAACGTCGTACCGGTCCTCAAACTCCGAAAGCACCTTGTAAAGCGTCTGGTATCCAGACTCGTGCTTGAACAAGATAAGAACCTTGTCTTCTTCCCAACTCTTGCGGGCATAAGGACAAGGCGGCAGATTGTTGAAGATAGGAGAGGCTTTTTCAATCGCGTGCTCAGACCAAGCCCGGATTTCCGTGCAAATGTCCCGCTCAAGCCCGACCGTAAACTCCATCACGCATACCGTGTCTTCTTGCGGCGACCGCTCATCACGGCACCACAGCCCTTGTGGAAACGGCGATCCCCAACAGCACCGCCAGCCTCCATACGCTTTACGGTCGCAGCTTTCGTATTACGGACAAACTGCTTTCCTTTAGAGCCTTCACGCTTTTTCTTACTCGCAGTAGACTTGCGCTCACCTTTGCTGAGACTTTGCGCTTTGCTGCGAGGAAGGCATCGGTCAGGGTTTTTCTTATTTTTAGAAGTACCGCATTCACCCGCGATATTCCCCGAGCTATCAATCCGAACCCAGTCTTCATCAAGCCACTCCTGAAGTTTACCTTTAGCCACTTTTCTTCCTCCGCTTCTTGGAAGACTTGGCGTAGTTTGGATCTTTACAGTATTTCGAAGCCGCCAGATTAGCGTAGGCTGACGGGTATTTGTCAAAGGTGCGCTTTGCCCAAGCTTTACCCTCGGGACAAATTGTGCCGCCCTCTTTCTTGCGTACCACGCCGCCTTTACGCATCCTTACGGGCTTACAGGCCCCGGCTCCAAGATTAACGCGGCTCTTCATGCTAAAAACGCCATAACGGCACCCACGACTGCTATCAGCAAGGCCGCCAACTGTAGGGTGATACCGCCCAGAATCATCCAAACCTTCTTGTCCAGAGACGCTACGTCCTTTTCAATGTGAGCAAGATGATTTGTCTCTAAACGGTGAAGGATGGCTTCGATCACCGTGACTTTCTTGTCAATCTCTTGGAGGTCAGGCTCAGACATAGTGTCACCAAGCCTTACAGGACCAATAACGGGCGCTAAACTTGTCTTTGGCGGTATCGCAGGAATGACGAGCGCGGAAGTTTTTCTTGCGTCCCGGCTGATCTTTTTTGATCGACATGTTTGGATCGCCAAATCGAACCAGTTTAATCTCGGTGCCCTTCTTAGCAAGAACCGCACTTTTCTTGTTTTTACCGGGAGTGCGCTTGGGCTTGTTGAACCCCGCAAACGTCTCACCGCGATAGCTGATACGGCCCGAGGGCAGCCGCTTAACGTCCTTGGTGGTAGCCATCAGAGGGTATCCCCATTCTTAATATAGGTAATATCAAGAGTAGCCGAGGCAGTAATTGTGCCACCGGAGGAATCAGCTACGGCACGAACTTCAATATCTGTTTTTTCTGTAAAAATAATGGGGTTCCAATATGGAATGTTGGTTGAGTTATTGGCTAAAGTTACCCGGTCTCTAACATTGAAGACCCCGCCATTCGGTCGTGAGACCAACGTAAAAATAGCAAATTTGCCCGCAGAAGAAGACGCTGAAACATCTTTTTGGTGGAGATAAGCCGTGTAGCCCACTGGAACAGTCCAAAGACACATAAGCGTCTGGTTATCCCCGATAGCAACGGTGGCATATTTAGTTGCGGGAACGCCGCCGGAGGGAGTGGCCTCCGTGCCCACATACAAAACGCCCGCATTAGCTCCACCAGAACCTGCGGTGTTTACAACAATGCGATTGACGCGATACCAGTTGAGAGCACCGTTTAACTGGACCCCGGTTTGACCGTTTAACGAGACTGTTACGCTTATCTGCTCAAAATCAGCGTCCAATCCATAAACCGTGGCTGTTCTAGCGCCGGTTCCAGCCGCTGTGTCATCTGCGGAACTGCTAGAGATATACATGGTAGAGGCTGAAGTGGGGTAAACATAAAGGCCGCCTTCAGACCAAATTGTCTCGTCTGTGGCTCCAATACTGGGGTTATACCCAAATTTGTGAACAAATTCGTGATACGCGATTTGACCACGAGAAACTTGGAGCTCAAATGGCTCGCTTGTCCCAACGCGAGATATGGAACTTACTTCACGAGCCATCTGAGCGTCCTTTAGTTATAGAACACAGTCAACGCGGTCACGGCAGACAAAGTGGAGATATAAATATCGCTCACTCGGATGCCTTCTGCCGGAATGTTGACTGAATGCGAGTCAGATGCAAGAAAATCCAGATCCAGTACGGTAGATCCGCCATTACCATCGGTGATGGTCAACCGCGGCGTACCGGTCGTGGTCAGAACCTGTATCTGACGGATACGCGCCGGACCCACACCAGCAGAGCCAGTGCCAGTCAGGCGCTTTGCGTTTACGTCAGAGCCAGACATAATAGGGATCCCCTATCTTAACCAGCAGAAACGGTAAGAACGCCGCTGTTGCTCCAAAGCTGACCCGCGACAGACGGATCAGAGGTCGGGAGATCGCTGATGATGACAACGCTGTTTGTGCCGTCATAGGTGATCGAGATGTTCTCGGTAACCGCGCCGGTAGAAGCGTTCTTGGTGATGTCCTTGAAGCCGTTCTCAGAACGGACCGGACCATTGAAGGTCGTATTAGCCATGTCATTCTCCTGTCGTGGCTAGGGTCAACCGTTTGTTCGGTTGTCAGGTGAGACTCATCTTACAAAAAAAGAAAGGGCGGCACAAGGCCGCCCTTCCAAAAGCCTACAGGCTCTGCAATTACGCAGCGCCAGCAGTACCGAAGACCGCACGCCAGTCCGAGACGCCGAAGCTGTAACGCTCACGGGCCTTGAACCGCATGTTGCCGGTGTCGAAGTCGCCTTCCATCGCCGTCTTGATCGGAGAGCGATTGAAGTACTTGAAGCCGTTCGGGGCGTCCGTCTTAATGAAGAACGCATCCGTGTCGGTGAGGAAGTGGTTGACCACCGCACCTTCCGGAAGCATGCCCATCGACTTCATGGCGTTCGTGTCGTTATCCGCCGTGCCCGAACGCAGGTTCGAGTTGATAACACGCTCGGCAACGAACTGAAGCTCTTTCGGAATGATGAGCTTCATGCCACGAACGGCGATCTTCAGACCGCGCTCGTCAGTCAGCCCAGCAATGTCAATCAGCATCTGCTCAAGCGAGGTCTCATTGAGATCCGAAGCAACAGAAAGCTGGTTGCGCTGGTTGCCCGACAGGCTGGGGTGAGCGGACGAGCAAAGCGCCGCGCCATCGCCAACCGGGAAGGACGTGCTGAAGGCGTTGTTGAGGATGGACGCAGCCTTGATCTGCTTGGTCTGGGCCATAGAGCGGGCCAGAGCCTTGGTGTAGCGCGAGGCCAGACGATCATAAAGATTGTCTTCGATGGCTTCTTCCGTGATGGAGAAGGCCAGCGCGATGGTCTCGTGCGTATACCGAGCAGTGTAGGTCTCCTGCGCGTCGTCAAAGTTGATGGCAGTGCCTTCACCCTTGACCGGCGCAGTGCCGAATCCACCGAGCATCACCTCTTCTTCGAAGGCGCGGTCCGAGGACTCCTCTTCGAAGATTTCAGCATGCTCGTTCTCGTAACGATCATATTCCAGCCCGAACAGTGCATTCAGGCCGGGTTCTAGCTCTTTCGCAAGCTGTGCGCGAGAAATAGCCATTTAATTAACCCTCCTAAATGCCGGTCGAGTCAGCGGTGGTCTGAGAATCAAACCGTCGCGTACCCGCATTGAAATGAGCATTCAGTCGAACGATCATCGGGATACCGGCAGCAGTGTAATCGCTGTTAGCCTCGTCATCGAGGATACCAACGATACGCAGCGGCAGAGTAGCCGTGGTCGCAATCGAAGAAACGCTCAGAGCGCCATTGGCGGAACCCGTGTCCGTGCTACCCGTGCGGGCAGACGTACCGAGCGAAGCGTTGGCGAACACGGTCGCCAGAGCCGTTGCACGGTCGGTCAGGGATGCGTCAGAGGCAACCTTGAAGAGCTGGTTGGGGTTGTCAGCAACAAACGCCTTCACCGGATAGTTGGTGTCAACGCTTACGCTGCCCGAACCGGGCCAGTAGTTAAGGAAGACCGGCTTTTTCTGAACCGAGTCCTGATACTCCACGCCCATCAGGACACCAAGCGCCTGCGTAGTACCACCGTTTGTGGCACCAGCCTGATCGATAACGCCTGCCGCAGTCGGCACGCAAATCGAATACTGGAAGATCGCATTGGTGTTGTTAGAAGCGATCTCGTACTGGGTCACACCAGTCGAGTTAGCACCGCTACCAACAAGCCCGATAGGACGAAGACCGTAGGCAGTTTCCTGATTTGCCATAGTAGGTTTCTCCTAAAGGGGCGGTCACGCCTTGCGTGGGCCGCCGAAGGTTACACGAGATTGACGATCAGGCTTGCTAATCGTCATCGTTGAATGTGCATTCTCGCGCATCATGTCAGAATCAACAGCCTGCATCTGGTCGGCATTCCGCTGGCGGAAATACTCGTTCCGTTCTGCAATCGTCTCAACCGGCATGCGGGCAAGAAGCAAGCCACCCACACCAAACACACCTTCGTATTTACCCGATTCGATTACCGGAGCTTCAAAGTCCGGGTATTCATCCTGACGTACAAGTTCCCAGCCTTCACGGAGCTTGGCGCTGATGTTCTTGCGATCATCAAAGCCACGCGTCTCCGCTCGGATCCAGCGATGCTTGTAACCGTCCGGGGCGGGCGGTGCGTCCAACATGGACGGTGGAGCCCACGGCTTACGCCGTTCCGTAGCACTCCGGGTTTCTCGCGTGCGGGAGGTACGCTTTACCGAGTTTTCAACATCAGACATAGCTTAGGCCTCCTTCACGTATTTCGCGTATTCTTCAATCGGCACACCCAATTTCTTCGCTATCGCGACTTGGCTAGGGGTGAGTCTAACCTTCTTCCCACTACTGCGCCCAGAACTTCCGCGGGATACAGAAGCAACCGTCTGTGCGGGCCGTTTGCTTCCCCCGTTAGATTTTAGCTTATGGGGGAACTCGTCCGCCATACGCCGATCTAATTCAGTATAGTAATCATTGCTCGTTGGGTCAAATCCCTCTTCTTCCACCAATTTCTTATGGATTCCGAAGGCGGCGTAAGTCATCGCCTCATCCTGACCAAACCAAGCGTTGCGAGACGCCCACTGCTCCGCCTGCGGATCAGGGCGTTTTGGCTGCGGACGCTGCTGCGGCTGTGCAGCCGCCATCTGGGCCTGCTGTTCCGCCTGCTGCCGCATGCGGTCCTGCTGCATCTTGGCCTGTTTGGCGCGGTCGTTTTCTAGAGCCAGAGACGTAAGCTTACGCTGGGCCTCGATAACGCCGTTTGTATCGCCAAGATCAATGGCACGAGCCAGTTCCTGCTCGGCTGTCGCGACCTGTGTCTCAACGCGGCTGCTGTATTCCTGAACATAGTTGTTGTCCAGAGCATCCATGCGCTTACGAAGCTCTTCCGCTTCGCTCTGCACCTGACGAGCATAGTTGAGCGCCTCTTCGCGCTCACGCTCGGCAGACCGCATCTTCTTGGTCAAGCGATCAATACGCTTCTGCACCGCGCTTTCGGCCTTGTCAAAGCGGTCTTCAGAATCGTCCGACTCGGCGGCTAGCGGGGCTTCCGGGGAATCTTCCTCTCCCTCGACCTCGACCTCGATGTCCGCGTCTTCTGGCGCGTCATCATTCTCAATCACATTCTCATCAGTCATTTCGCTCTCCTAGAAATGAAGAATATCTTCGGGCTCAAGGATCTTGGCCAGTACTTCGTCGTCATTCAGAAGACGAACCTCACCACCGTCGATCTTGAACCGGGAACCCGCATAACGGGCAAACATGACCCAGTCTTTTTCCGCGCACCACGGTCCGGTGGGGAACTTGTCAGGGTCTTGGTACGCAAGGGGGCCGACCTTCAGGACGTAGCCGACCTGTGTGGAAACAGTCTGTTCCTCAACGGCTTGGTCTGGAAGGATGACGCCGCCCTCTGTCTTGCCCTTGCCCCGGTAGGGGAGGATCAAGATACGCCAACCCGTGGGGGTCGGCAGGCGTTCTAGGAGGGATTTCCCGATTGCATCGGGGTTTAGAACCTTCTCTTTACGGTCTTCGTAAATAGAAGAAAGACCTTCCACGCCAGCTTTTGCGGCGTCAAGGTCCACTTTTTTGGCTTTAGTCAATGCTTTGCTCCTGTTTATCTAGCAGGCTCTTGAGTTCCTGTTCAACGTGATTTAGGGCCTCTAAGTTGCCCATGAGCTCACGATAATGCTCCATGTCCTTCACGTTGTTGTACTGAAGGATATCGAGGATATTCTCTCTCCTTTCCCGGATGACCCGAAAGGTGGCTTCCGCAAAAAAGATCTCGTCCATGTGTTACCGCATCTCTTCTGATATGCTCACATGGTCTCCTAGCATGTCAGATATATTCTGTCACTAGGTATTTGATTTTATTTAAGCGAGAGCTCTCATTCTTCCTACAAGACGCTCTGCACGGTTCGTAACCTGCTTATACCAACGGCTATCCACCATTTCGTCTGCGGCACGGTTCCAGTCCCGCGCATCAACGCCCGCCTTCATGCCCTTGAACTGGGACAAACGTGGGCGGCCCATGTTGAACATCATGTTGGCTATGACCAACTGCGCTTCATCCGGGAGTTCTGCAAAGTCGGGGTAAAGGATTTCACAGTCGTCCAGTGTGGTTTGAACGTCTGCTGCAAAGCACTCGTTTACGCGCTCTTCGCTGACAGGCGTTCCCACAGGCTGGCCGTACTCACGATCAGAAGGGCGCACAAGATGGCCAAGACCAAAAGTGGGAAGAGAAAGATGGTCCAAATATATTTCATATACGACCCCTTCGTCCCGAGCTAACTCTTCACGAAGCTTTTCC